CCAAGATCGTAGTTAGGATCATCAATACCTATATTTGAAAAGAAATTTAGTGTTGCGTCACGGTCACGTAGTGATCTACCTGCAAGCACTCTCCACATAATGTTATCACGTGTCTCACCTGTATTGGTAATAGTTTGCTTCTGATCCAATGCTGCTTCCGCATCTGGGTCCATCAATCCACGTGCTCTTGCCTGACGTGTAAAGCCAAGTTGGAAGTTAGGGTCTGTGATTAAGAAGTCTTGACGTGCCTCTTTACGTTCAGTGGTTCTAAAGCCCATCTTACGTTCAGCTTCAACAATCTGGAATAGCGGATTAACAAAACGTGTAGCGTAAGCACCGAGTGCTTTACCAATAGTCTGATCTAGTTTAGCTTGATCTGCTTCCTTATCAACATCACCAATTATATTTGTAAATTCTTCTACAAGTATATTAGTAACACCAGTACGTGACTGCGCTCCTGCAAACAGTTCTAACCAATCATTCTTAGCATCCCATTGATCAAACGTACCACGATTACGTTCACGTGTAGCCTGTATGATCCAACTCATTTGTGCAACAGGATAGTCAGCAGTCATATCCATTTCTAAATCTGTGAATGGTACACGGAACTGCTTATAATTTTCAGAACGTTGATTGCGTAAATCTTCGTCAGTCTCTTCTTCAATTATACGTTCAGGAGATGTGCGATCATACAGATCAGTAAGCCCCATGAAGATACCTGCACCAATCATGTTGTTGGCAATTGCTTCAGTCTCTCTAACAGTCAACGGACCACGCATACTTCTATCAAACATGCTATATGCTTTACGTGCCAGTGGTTTAACAGCACCACCAATCGGCAGACCACCAGTAGCAATGTATCCTACCGCACCCATCTCAGCAAAGTACTCAAAGCCGTTAGCAATGAAGCGTGGGAATGGTACAAAAATAGTAGCAGGTGATTTAGAAATAAAGTTTGCTACTTTACGCAGTACTGGATTATCGGGTGCAGCGGAGTACGTAACACGCAATGCTTTGTTAGCTGCCTGATCAAGAAGGTTTGCAAAGTTAGGTGCATCTTTAGGACGTACAGTTTCAGAGTCTCTAAAGAAGTCCATTAACTTACCTTCTTCTAGAGCCTGTTCAAAGTCTATGTTGTATTCACGTTTAACAACACGCTTTAGTTCAGAATAGAACGTAGCATTACGTATAAGCTGATCCTGTATACGGTTAGGTGTATTCAGTAGAGCAACCATGTCTTCTGCGTCAGACATCATTGTGTCAAACACCCTGTCTACAGCACCTACTGTAGTATTCTTTTTACTTGCTTGCCCTCTTCCAAGGTTCATCTGAATTTCGTTTAATGAATTACGTATTACTCTCAAGTGATCTGGCGATTGCTCTAGTATGTAATCAGAAAAATGTTTTGCACTACGAGGATCGCTAAACATATACTTCAACGGATCAAGTGCACCACGCCAAACAGAATTATCTGTCATAGGTATAAGTGCTTTACCGCCGCCCTTAACACCTCTACGTGAGAACTCAAGCATAGTGTTAGACAATACGTTATTTAATACTTCCATAGGAGCACGTACAAGACCACTGGCAACGTTACGTGCAGCCACGGCTACTGGTGCAACCAAGGAACCTTTAGCTATCGCCTCGCTACGCAGGAAGTATCTGTTATAAAATGAAGAGAATACTTCCTCTTGTTTTATTGCTACCTTTGAGTCAATCTCGTTAACAATATTCTTAGGTTTAACTCTACCTAGTGCGCTGAATGTACCTAGAACTTCACCCGCTTTAGAAACAGAACCAAATGTACCTACAATAAATTCTTCAAACGTGAGTCCATTGTCAGCTAGTATCTGCATCACTTTAGTTGGTTCTATTTTACGTTCAAGGGTTAGGCGTACCATAGTATCAATGGAACGTTCACCCTTCTTACCAAACTCTTCAGGCGCAATCTTCTTAAAGTCTATCAACGTGGCTACGATACCCTCAAAGTTTTTGGCATCTATGATAGGTACAGTTAAAGAATCTTCAGGTAGATTAACTGGAATCTTCTTACCATCCGCATCTACTAGTTCGCCTGTCATTATCTCACGGGTTTTCTGTAGACCTGCCTCACGTAACTTATCTCTGTCCAGTACCTTCTTACCATCTTGCTCAGTATAGATAACCATACCACGTGCCTCAAGATCATCAAAGATTTCCTGTTCAATTTTAGGATTGTCTTTAACTTTATTTCGTACAGCAGCACGTAACTCCAGTTCACGCATCTGACCTGCTCTACGTGCATTACGTGCTTTGTTATATATGGGGTCATCTACCCATTTTTTAATGCCGCCACCGACCTTCTTTCCAATATTAGCTGCAGGAAGTGCGAGAGCAACAGTGTCTAGTGTAGTCCATGCGGCTGCACTTGCCATTCCACCTAGATATTGTTTAAGTGTACGTTCATCTGTAGGATCAACCTTACGTGCTTCGTCAAAGATTTCCATAAACTTATCCCACGCACCATACGTTTGACGTGAGAACCTAGCTGCCTCTACATTTATTTCACCAATTGTGGCAGCAGGGTTAACTATCTCTTCTAAAATAGTAGCAAGGTTACCACCAGATAAATTAAAATCATCAGATAGCATAATAAGTTCAGCAGCCCGTCTAGTAACTGGGTTCTCTGCATTTAACAAAGAGTATGCTACCATCATAGAGCCACGAATGTTTTGATCAGACTGTTCTACAGCACGATCAAAAAACTCTTGTCTTGTTCTTGGCTGAGAGTTCCACATTTCCTGACGATCTTCAGGTAAACTGGAAATCCAACTATCTATATCATCAAACCCTGCTTCCTTAGCCTGTTCTAATGCACGTGGTTCCAGAGTATTTTTATATTCTTGGTATTGTGCTTCTGCAGCAGCACGATGTTCCGCAACACGTTCAGGTGTGTTACGGCGATTGAACTCTTTTACAAATTTATCTTGGAATATTGGGGGAAATTTATTGTCGTTTACAGGAAGACCTTGCTCTATTCGTGTAAACACATCGGACTCATCGTAAGGTGTACTTGGATCATCCTCATATTCAGGTATAGCAAACCCTTCACCTTCAAGTCGTGCTACCTCACTTTTCCAGTAAGGACTTTTGGGATCGGCTTTTAATTCTTCCTTAGCCATATCCAAGTATGCTTGTTGTAACCACGGTGCTTCAATAGCCGCAAAACTTTCAGCGTCTGCTTGCGTGTAATACATCTCAGGATTATCAATATTTCCATAGATGTCGTCACTGATAAAGTTCATGTCTTCAAAGTCTATCAGATCAGTGGCTAGTGTTTGAGGCAAGTCTTCTTCATCTACCTCTTGCTCTGCAGCAATGATACTGTACTCTTCAACGATATTATCTGTAGCCAAAGGTTTAGGTTGAGGTGTTTCCACCTCTTCAGAAGCAGTAGTTGTGGATGGTTCAATATCCCAACTCCACCTCTTTGATTTTTTTGGATCGCTTTTCTCCTCTACTTTAGGAGGAACTGTTGGTGCAACAGTACCTTGTTCCGTAGATTCATTAGTACTCCAAGTCCAGCCCATATTAAAATCTTTCTACTATTAAAAATCCATACCAGTATAATTGTACGGGCTATTTGCGTCTATGTCTCCTACGAACAAAAGAGGCATTACCAAATCTTCATCTTTTAAATTGTCGCCACTACCTGTAATCACTCTAATTTTATTGTATGAATGACTAAGACCAGTAAATACAGCTAAATGCCCATCTACCTGTATGACATCACCATAAGATAAACCATCTACAAAATTTGTAAATTGCATTAACTCTGTCATATTGCCAGACTTTGCGGATTGAAGCATCTTTTTAAGATCAAAGTTTTTTTGTCCCTCTGGCATTTTCCACTTAGCACCAAGACCTTCTGTTGGACTAGTTAGGGATGCAACATATACTTGTTTAGCAAGTACTCCCATTGAAGATACACTAGAGTTTATAGTAGCATTTACCCTAGAAGTACCCTGTTGTTTTAGTACACTTTCACCTTCTAATGCATCATATGCTTCTTTAGTTCTAAGTGCGGCATCTAGTTCTGCAATTTGAGAATCAAGCTGTTGTCCTTCTTCTAAATCTTGGAACTCGCCTTCTAATGTTTTAAGATTATACTTACCAGCAACACCAATTCTGTTTGACTTCATGTCATTATTAAATTGGTTTTGGGAGATTAAAGGATCGGGCGTATCATCTGGGTCTTTTGATGTATCTTTATATGAAGCTACTCTATGCATTTCAGAAAGAATATCATCTTTCTTCTTCTGAAGAACCTTCCAATTATCATCTTCAGGAGAAAGCCCAAGCATCTCCTCAGTAACACTTGTAAACAATTCATCAAGAGTATTAAACTCACGAGGGTCTGGTTTCTCAGTCAGCAAAGAAGTAGTCAATTCTACGTCCTGCGTAAACGCAGTCGAATAATCAAACCCTTCAGGAATTAAGCTGGGGTCTACTGGCCCAACCCTAATACCATCTTTTTTAGGACCAGATAATTTTTTAAACTGATCCATGTCAGATGAATATGTGAGAAGTGTGTTAGGATTTTTTCCATTTGCCATAGCTACAGAAGCAATGGATGCTATGCCATCTGCATAACCAGTACCTTGAGAAAGAGCAAATGCAATACGATCATCAGTAAATCCTAGTGCTTTTAATTTACCTGCAGTTGCTTTATCTTTTTCACGTTGAGCCTTACGTTCGCTTGCACGTGCAAGACGCATCTTAGTAGCCTCTTCCTCTGCAAGCAATTCAAGTTTAAATTCTTTTTGGCGATCAAACTCTTTTTGTGATTCAATGTTTGCTGAAACTTGGCGACCAAAACCACCAAGTGCTGCCATAAAATTAAACGCCATTTGTGTTTCTCCGTGACATTAGTCCACCAGAAGGTTGCTCTTTACCTTCCTCTTGCTGTGGTGGTTCATCTTCTCTAATAGGTGCGCCCTCTAATGGATCAGGCTTCTCAGCTTCTTCATCTTTCATTTGTTGCATTACTAATGCAATACGAGAGGGAGATATTTTATCACTATCAATAGTCTTGTTAGACCCAGCTTCGTATTCTATACCTGCTTCCTCTGCTAGGTACGCCATAGTTTCAATAAGCACAGGCATAACAAGTATACCTACATCAATAGTGTGCTTACCTTCCATAACACCTGCGTTCTGCATTGCGTCTGCAATAGTTGTTAGCGGTAATCCAGTTTCAATTACATCTAGTAGATCATCTATAAACTCAGGATTAACTAGTCTTGGCACATACCAATCTAAAGCCTCTTCAACTGTTGAGTATTCTGGCGGGTTCTGCCAAGGCCGTGCGCCTAGTTCAGCAGTTAAACCTTGGCCTGGGATTGGTCTTTCAAATGAAGGTGATTTCTTTTCTTCGTTAAACATTTTTTAATCCTGCTCTTGCCTTGCGAATATCTGCAACGTATCGTGCAACACGATCTCTAGGCTCCATATCCATTATACTTTTAGGAGCAGTTGTTTTTCCTTTACGTGGAAGAAGACCTTTGCTTTGTGGTTGTACTTCTTCTTTAGGTTCATCTTCATTAGGTACTTGAAGATTATTCATTACCATAAAACCTACGTTCATTTTATTCTCCTAGTTAAAATATTTTGCCAAGGATGCTGCCAGCAAGTGTCTTGCTTAGATCAGATGTAAATAGTGTTCCAATCAACTGACCAAACCCTGATGATGCTTCTGCGTCTGATTTATATTTGAGTGCGTCAGTCTGTGCATCTGCTTGCAATTTAATTTCAGCAAGGCGGCTAACACGACTACGTTCATTCTCAGCAGATGTCCAAGCCCATTCCATGTTGTCTGAATAGTTTTGCCACAAATTATTATACGCTGTTTGTGATACGCCTAGTAGAGCACCTGCGTTGATTTCATTTGCACGGTTAACTGCTGCAGTGTCTGCAGTTGCAATCTCTCTACGCCACTGTGCATTGTTCTGATCAATAACCAAACGGTTCTGAGCATTAAACTGTTCACGTTGGTTATTCATCTCAGCGTTAAAACGTTCAACAACGTTCTGTTGACCTGCATTAAACTGAGCCTGTGCGTTAGATTGTGATGCATTAAACTGTGATGTGTTAGCAGCTAGGCTTGCAAAGAATTGATCAACTTGGTTTTGAGAAGTTGCATTAAATTGTTTAGCAGCATTTTCAGCAGCCTGATCTGTAAACAAAGCCTGTGCTTGTTGTTGACTATTAAACAGTTCTGTTTGCTGACGGTTACTCAAGTTAGTCATGTCCATCTGTAAGAACGCTTGTGCATTTTGTACAGCAGCCTGTTGACGATTGTTTAAGTTAGCCATATCCATGTTAGCCATAGAAGCTGCATCTGCCATTACTTTAGCTTGACGGTTAGATAAGTTAGCTAAGTTCATGGTCTGCGCCATCTTAGCATTTTCCAAAGCAACCTGTTGATCAGCAGTAAAGTTCATGTTAGCGATCTCACTGATCTTAGCTGCGTTCTGTACTTTAGTTTGGAACTCTTGTGTAAACTCCATATTGAGGAAGTTAGCACGTTGACGTGCAGACTCCATAGCAACTTGAGTTTTGTTAGAGGCATCCATCTGTGCAATAGGTAGTGCTGCTTCCATAGCTGCTTGTACAACAGCCATACCTGCCATAGATGATGCACCTAGCCCACGTGCAGCTAATGCTGCGTTAGCATTGCGCATAGCCCCTGCAGCCCATGCAGGTGTTTGACCACCCTGAAACTGCTGCATAAGCTGTCCCATTTCGCTTTGTACTGTAGTAGCTTCTAGTGGTTGTTGACCAAAGATATTTGCAACTTGTTGTTGATCTACAGTAGAACCTGAAATTAATTCACCAGTTTCTAGCTGACGTGTTGGTGCACCTTGTACTGTAGCAGCTTGCCCCTGCGCAGCCTGTAGTCCTAACTGTGATAGCTGTTGTGGGCTACCTTGTGCCGCCTGTACTTGCGCAGGTGCAGATACCTGACCTTGTTGTGCTGTAGCACCTTGTACTTGACCTGCAACTTGTGTAGCTTGCATTTGTGCTGCAGGTGTTTGTGCCTGTGATGTTGCCTGTGATACACCTGCCATTGCTGTAGGAACTGCAACCTGCCCCTGTACCTGACCAGACTGTGGGCTTACAAGTTGACCAGCATCTAGTTGTGTACCAACTGGAACAACTGCTGAACCTACTGGTAATCCAGGACTAGTGGCTTGCTGCACCATTGCTTGTTGCAAGTTAGCACCAGAGTCAATGTTAGCTTGAGGGATAGTTTGTTGAGGCAATGCACGAGGATCAGGAGTGCCACCATTTGCAAACTTCTGCGCTAGATCAGGATCAATCTTTTGCTGCACAGGTTCTGGTAATTTAGAAAACCCTTTATATTTACTAGGTACTCCACCACTTGCCATCTCTTGTGCTTTCTTCATGTACTGATCCATGATTTGTTTTTTATCTTCATTCTGATCTAAGTACTGTTGAAAACCTTGCATGTCTCCTTGATAGCCAAGGCTATTTGCAATCTTTGGCATTGCCTCTGGTTTAAATCCTTGAAATTGCATCATTTTATCTTCCTATTACCATCTACCTTGGTTCTTGCCGACTATGTATATCAATACAAACAATAGTGTTGCACCACATAAAAAGGCTAGTATGCCTACTGTCCAGCTTATAATAGCTTCTTGTAGTTCTTGTTTACGGTAGGCTTCTTCTTTTCTTATTTTACGCATCTGTGCCTCAATAGAAAGTACCTCTTCCCAAGCTGAAGGCCCATACACAAAACTAATATGATCTTTAATCTGCTTACGCATTTCTTCCATCTTTTTACGATGGGCAAATATTTCTATAGCAGTGTTATCATTCTTAGGTGCCGCTAGTGCTTTCCAAAAAGGAGGGTTCTTAGTTTTTTCTTCAGCGTAATTAAAATCACTAAATGCCTGACCCCATTGAGATAGTTGACCCGCCATGTCTTGTAAGTCACGCCCTACAGAAATGCCATGTTTGATTGCGTTAAACGCACTCGTAGCTAGGCCAACACATGTTATTGGATCAATCATATTGTACAGCCATTACACCTACTAATGCAATAGGAAGTTTAAGGTTTTCCATAATTATTTCCTTAATGCTTGCTCTATATTGTCTAGCTTTTGGAATATTGCTTTAATTGTTTCTTTCATCTCTTTCATCTCACGATCATGTGCAGTTTTATCTGTGTCAATACGAGATTCAATTACAGCAATATGAGTTAATGCATAGTTAAGTTTAGAATATAAATGCCAAACCAATGCTGCTAACGGGGCAGCTAAGTATTGTAGAATAATATTAATTGCGTCTATCATGTAGATACTGCTCCGTAAACTGTTCCATTATTTGTGTATGTTGCTATAGCTGTACCTGAAACAGCAGCACCCGCTGCGCCTCCGCTATACGTACCTGATCCACCAGCAGCACCCCAACCGCCACCGCCACCAGTTGTTGTGTTGCTAGGAGAACGACTATCACCAGTGCCAGATGATCCAGCAGAACCGCCATCACCGCCATCACCACCGTTTATATCGTTAGATGATGCACTACCGCTTGCGTCTAAGAAGCCACCATCTCCACCTGTTCCTGGTAAGATGCGGCCTCCACCTCCACCGCCACCAGCAAATGTTGTACCTTCGTCCCAGAATACGGCACCGCCACCGCCTCCAGAGCCACCACCGTGGCCTCCTTCAGTTCCTCTAGCACCATCACCACCATCTGAGCCTGATGCATTGATAATACCACCAGCACCTGCAGAGCCATTAGAACTTGCTCCACCAGCACCTCCACCAGCACCACCGCCACCACCTGCGTACCAAGAGTAAGCGTTATTGGTGCTGCCACCACCACCGCCACCACCTGCAATATATGCACCACTGGCATTGGTTAGTGTTACACCACTTGCGCTGTTGCTGATTGCAGGACCACCATCACCACCTGCAGACCTACTACCACCTGCACCGCCCATGCCGATAATCTTGCCGTTATTAATTACCGTACAAGGTATATCAATAGTTAGTGCTGCAATACTTGTGCTGTCTGTCCAAACCCACCACGAAGAAGGTATTGAAAAAGTTTCTCCGCTACTAATGTAATCGGACACAGTGATTTGCTTTACAGTACTCTGTCCATTTATAGTAACAGGAGTAATAACATCCGCAGCGTCAGTAACGGCACTAGCACCATAAAAATCTTTAAGTGTTATTTCACCACTCGCAGGAATACCTGATGCTGCGTCATAATATTCTTTAAGTGTGTGAGGGGCAGTACCACCAAACTCACCTTGAACATCTGTAAGTGTAATCTCACCAGAAGATTGTAGGGCCATTAGAACGCCTCTGCTGCTACGTCATCGTTAGCTTGGAATGTACCTGTACTTGTCATCTTGAACTGTACGGCACCATTATAACGAAACTCTAAGGTTGTACCGTTTGCTGTTATAGTCCAGCCTGAACCTGCACCTAAGTCTACAGTAGTAGCTGTTACAGTAGATGCAGAGAAAGCTGTTCCAGAGTCGCCCTGTACAGCAGCATCTACATATGCTTTTACTGACTGTTGTGTTGGTACAAGAGCAGCACTATCAGATACCATATTATCTTCATCAGCGAAACCTGTGATAGTTGTAGTACCGTCTGTCAAACCTGTGTTAAACTGAACAGTAGTACCTGTAACTGCTGCAGGTGTAGTACCGCCTACGATACCATCAATGTTACCTGTGACGTTACCAGTTACATTGCCTGTGACATTACCTGTAAGGTTAGCATAGACATTAGCAACCTCTAGGTCTTTATTCATGTCCCAACGATCTGTTGTTGAGTCATAAGTAAGTGTAGCACTTGCACCTGCTACTGTAAGACCACCGCCGTTAGCTGCTGCTGCAGTAGCAGCGTTGGAAGCTACTGTAAGATTAAGGTCTGCAACTTCTACAGTAGTAGAGTTAACTGTGGTTGTTGTACCTGATACAGTTAAATCACCTGTGATAGTTACATCACCACCTACACCTATGTTACCTGTAGTTGTAAGGCTTGCCATAGTGTTGGCACCTGTAGATGTTACGTTGCCTGTCAGGTTTCCTGTCACATCCCCTGTGACGTTACCTGTCATATCCCCTGTTAAATCTCCTGTGACGTTACCAGTTACATTACCTGTTAGGTTACCAGTGACATTACCTGTTACATTGCCAGTTAAGTCACCTGTCACATTACCAGTGACATTACCTGTGAGATCACCAGTGACATCGCCTACCACATCTATTGTACCGCCAACATTTAAGTTTCCAGCAATACCTACACCGCCTGTTACAACAACAGCACCTGTAGTAGTTGTAGTTGAACTTGTACTATCTGTAACACTTACTACACCTGCTGCATTAAGTGTACCTGCAATAGTTGTATTACCTGTTGCTGCAGCAATAGTAAATCTATTACTGTTAATATCAAAGTCACCATCAATACCTGTAGCACCAGTAACAGCTAGATCACCAGTAATAGTAGCGTCTTCATCTACAGTCAAGAAGTCTACATTAGCCGTACCATCTAGGAATAAGTTATTCCACTCATCTGTACTTGTACCTAAATTATAAGTACCAGTAACGCTAGGTATAAGATTAGATGCAACATCTGCTGTAACTGTTACTGTATCTGAGGCTGCGTTACCGATTGTAGTATTGCCATTAATAGTAGTATTTCCAGTAACAGAAAGATTACGACCTACAGAGACATCCCTAGTTACCAATACATCTTGGCCTACACTAACGTCTGTTCCGTAGTAGCCTGTCTTCCATCTTAACGTAACCTTACCATTATCAATAAGGTTGTCTATTTTTGGAAAGACTGCAGCACTCTCTACCTCAAGTTCTTGGCTAGGGCCAATACTTTCAATAGGCGCACCACCACCTGCAGTACCATCGTGAGTATGCCCAGTAGATGCATTAAACGCACTTTCAATAGCATCGTATTCATCGTTAAAAAGATCAGCATCAATAGGGTTACCATTGGCTAACTGTCCTGTTGTATCCTGACGTGTGTAACCTGCCATGTTTTACTTCCTTATGTTCTATCGTTCATTTCGTACTCAAACACTGCAGTGTCTAAAGTAAATGTAGGATTAGTAGATATATCTGCTATACGCATTGCCATTGTTTTACCAGAGCCTATTAGATTAGTTGGGTATATTTTTTCTATAGTAGCACCAAACGATGCGGCTGGTGGACTAGTAGCACCAAATAAACCACCACCACCAAAAAACGCAACACCACCAGATGCAGTAGTAATATTAATTGTATCTGGTTGTACAACGTTGTTGCGAGAAGTTGATTCAAAATCAAACTTAATATTAAAGTCTATATCCATATCTCCTGTAGGATTTACATATAGTACAGCCTTATAAAAAGTTTTTCTTACTTGAGGATCGTTAATTGGCATATAAGGTGATTCAAATATAGCCTCAATATTTTCTCCATCAAAGGATGCGGTAGTATCCATTGTATAAACGTACCCATCATTATTAGCAAAACCTATTGATTCTGTTGTTCCACTATAAGTACTATCTGCTACATAAACCTTTATGCCTTTAATAGTAGACCATTCGATACCACCAGAACCTTGTGTTAATACTTTAGTTGCAATTAAACCTTTTGCAGACGCTGCACGTTGACTTTGTTTAAATGAAAAAATTCTATACTGCGATTTTTCACGTATTATAACGGAAGAATAATCTGTTGACGAGGATAAAAAATCATCTGCATCTGTTTTAATTTTATCTGATGCTACATCTAACGCAAAGTCACCAATACGGTCTGTCGCACTAAGTTGTCTAATACCGTCAGGAGATAGATACATAATATCTCCACCAACTTCTTGAATAGTATTACCATTAATACAACCAATTTTTTCTGTAATAGGAGACAATCTAAAATCTGATGATGTGCTTCCTACTAACCTACTAATAGTATCCGTTGTAAATACAATAAGTTGATCACGAAATACTATAAGACCTGTAATATCATGAGCAAGCCCTATAGAACCTGCGCCATTAGCTGCACTAAAATCATCTACAGTAAACGGTGCAGTAAATAAAAGAGTGTTACCCTTTGAGTAAAATGCTGTATTTTTAAATATGGTTACAAACTCTGCGCCTTCTACATCAGTATTAATATTAGCACTAGACGCACTTAAAAAAGTATGAGTGTTGCCATTAGTGTTATAAATGCTTGGATAGTT